GTTTGAGTTTTTTCATTGCCACAACAATACTACTAGCGTAGATAAATCCCTGACCACCTGAAATATTAGGGTCCGGATTGTAAGGATCTTGACTGGCATAGGTATGGTTAGTGGCAACTAGTCCAATATTCAAACTACCAAACATATTCACACAGTTACGAACTAGAGCTGTCAATGCTTTGGGCTTACGTCCTAGATCACCTTTAAGGTCGCCGCCTTCAAATTGATTGACATCTGTGGGCGTTAACAGCATACCTAAACTATCCAATACGAATAAGACTTTGGGCCTTTGATCCTCGGGAATAGTTTTGTATTCTTTAACAAACTCTGAAATCATTTTGGCCACGTCATCGATCATGGCCATGTTCAATTTTAGCAATTGTCCTTCACTAGTATCTACCCCTAGTGCTTTAAGCCAATCTTCGTCTAAGGCATTTTCTGTGTCAATTAAAATAGGATAGATACCCTGTTGTTGTGCCTGTCGAATTAAGTTACCCGAACAGATGTAACTCTTACCTGAACCTGATTCTCCGGCAAATACCACAACCTTACCCAGTGGTACTCCCCTGTCAAAATCACCAGAAATTAGGTAGTTTAAGGCATAATTTCCTGTGCTAATCCAGTCTGTAGGGTCGTTAAATCCAATGCTAACACCTTCGATGCTCTTTGTTATGCTTCGACGAAATTTACTCAAGTCAAAAGGTTTTTGCGCCATTATTTGGTTCCTTTTGGATATGATATTGGTTCTACAACAATTTCAGTACGCCCGATTGCCTGTAGCCAAGTATTCAATCTATGAATTACTACACTGTCGTCTCGTGGGTTTTCAAAGTTTATTGTACAGTCCATGACAGTTTCGCCTGAACCATCTTCACGACTATTGTAAGAGAGCGTGAAACTCTCGTTGATCTTTACAAGTTTTGCCATTATATTCTCCTGGTGTTCGGTGGACAAGAGCTAAGCTCTTGTCCCGTACTACATTACTTTTGACGATTACGAATCATTGCCAAAATATCTTCTGCTCGCTGGCTAGAAGTTTTACCTGTTGTCTCAGGTGTTTTTACCGGGGCAGTGGGTGCCACGTCATCTTCCATGTCCTCCTGCTCAGTGACATGAGCAGTGACAACAGTTGTCTGAGTTACAGGGGATGATTCGGTATTAGTACTTGCAGAGCCGACATCGATACCAGGAGGCTTGTAGTATTGACCCCAACGCTGTACATCATATTCTTCTCCATTTACTGAAGCTTCAAACATCTCTTTGATAACACGCAACTCTACTTCTGTGGGTTTCTTAGGTAGAAACTCAGATAAATTGAACAATCCATACTTGTCGATAGCTGCTCTGTCATCTGCGCTAAGTGACGTCTCACGACGTGCCCATTTACTTGTGCTATAATCAGCATACCCACCTTTGCTGGTTTTACTAATAGTAAAATCCAAACCATTATCATAATCAGTGGGAAGATTTTCTAACTCAGGATCCATCAAGCTACCTTTAATAAGGTTAAAAATCTGCGGGCTAATGATAAACCTGCGAATGGGATTTTCTGGAGTCCTGTCCTCTTTTAACGGATTCTCACGTACAAAACCTTGAAACAAATAAGACTTTTTCTTCCAATATTTACGACCCATTTCCTCAAGATTTGGATCCTTAAACCAAGTACGTACTTCGGCCAGGAGTGGACAAGGAGTGTCCTTGCCATACATTTCCATACAAGGTACTTGTACAACGACTGGACGGCTGTCAGCTTGGCCTTTAATGCCAGCAAACGGCAATTTAATCATTGCTCGCTCAACCCAGAAAAATGTGTTCTTGGGGTCTGCGTCGGGGAGGAATCTTACTTTGGCGTTGGTACCTTCTTCAATGTTCCAGTGTGGATAAATTCCACCGTCGCCATTTATTGAACCGGATGAGCCACGGTTCTCGGCTGCTGCTAGTTTTGCACGAATTTCTGCTAATGTGGTTGCCATGATGAATATTCCTTTAAATTAAGATGGTCTTATAAAAGTGCTTAGATATACACTGCACAAAGCAGAGTATAACATGATTATTTAGCTTGTCAAGCAAATTATATCTAATAATCTGCCGGTTATAACCTATAGAGTTTACCGTAATCCGGCTAGTCTACGAATAGATTCTATACTTTCTGTTGGTTGACTTTGTTGACTACGTGGATTGTTTATTGACTGATCGGGTACAGGACTCATGGCTACTTGTGCTTCCATACCAGTGTATTCTGGATAATTTTCTAAAAACCAGTTATCGATTATCATACGCATGTCCGATTCTGGTCCTTGTGTGGCTGCTGCCTGTGCAATAAGATCATTCAACTCATCATTATCAATTATTTGTCCTATAGCATTTTGAGCATCAAGTCCGTCAACTCCAGCTTTAATCGGCTTTTGTAACAATTCTTTTAACTTATCAAAGTCAGGATCAGTGTCCGATTCCTCAATCTTATCTGTCCAATCTTCAAACTCGTTAACAAACTTCCCTTCACCAACTTGCCTTTGCTGATAAGCTCTATACACATAGGGTAGAGCACCGGTCAAACGATCATCAAACATCTTTTTAACAAAACGTTCTTTAAGAGCATCAATGTCATAATCTTCTTCTATACTACGCTCAGGAATGAAAGATTCTGCAAACTGATGATATCCTTTGGTCCTTCCCATACGGTTTAAACTGCTTCGTAAAAGTTTATACCGTTCTACCGCACTTTCTACCATGCCAGCAGTCTCTGTATCTTCAAATTGACGATTTCTAGTACTACGAACAAAAAAAGCAAGGTTATTCATTTCTTCGGCCATGCCCTGTATGTGCTGTCCAGGTTCATCGTAGATTTTACCACCATGAGCTAGATGTTGCGCCATAGCCCTACCTAATCCCAGCTTGTTATACGGCATTCTAAATCTTTCGCCTTCGGCTGTTTCTACAAACATGCTTTCTATTTTACGACTACGAGCACCCGGCTGTTCCTCGTTTACCGCTTCACTGTGACGAACTATTAAACGAGTAGGACCAAATTCCTGTATACTGGTTCTTGTGGTACCATGCCATTGTATACTTTCTGATACCGGTGACTCGTGAGTCTTATAGGCTTTAGTTGTTTTAGCTATCTGCTCGGTGTCACGTTTTTTAAGATTAGAACGATTTATATCTCTAACATCAAAGGCTAACATATTACGTTTAGCAAATTGACGCATACTTCTCAAAAAGCCTTCCCATTCTTGCTCTTGTTCTGGACTAAACTCTTGATCTAAATCTCTATTGTAGGTTACTTTCAATGATTTATTATCAACAATAGATATATTAATTTCTCCATGTTTGATTCCGTCGCTAGTAGAATATTTAAAATTAAAAAATCTTGCTTGTTGCGGATCATCGGTTGGCTTGGCTTCTTCGTCACCAATGGTGATAGGATCAAAACGACTGCGTACTTTGTTAAACAGCTCGTCGGCAATTTTTTCAATATTTTTCATGATACTATATTTAGCTGACCATTATGAATGGCATTGGTTCAATTATCTCGTCAAATCTATCTTTAAATTTACTATCAATCTCAGGATCAAAACTTTGTAAAACCTGCGTTATTCTTATTGTTAATAACATACTTAAAACTAAATCGTCGGTTTCACCAATCTTGGCTGCAAAACTACCTGCACTAGCTACAAAGTTTTTTAATTCACTGATAAGATTTCTACTATAGATTGTTAGTTTTTTACTTTCTATCATAGTTTTTAATTTGGCACAGGCAGCTAGTTTGCTTTTATTAGTCGTAGTAAAACCTTTACGATATCTACGACTTTGACCAATTTTATGAGGTTCGCTGATAAACATTCCACGAATATTTTCTTCGCCTAACTCATTTATACAAATTAAGGCAGCTTCACCTAATGTATTATTTTCTACACTATAATAGATATTATTTTCTATTCCAGTTCTTTCATGAACATATGCACATATCTCTTTAAGCACATTAATCTGACCGGGTACCGGCGTTCGATTGTGCTGCCATTCAGCTACTTGTATACAATCAGGTAATTCTAATACCTGTATAGCAGCCGGATCACCCCCAGTACCCAAACTTGGATCTAAAGCCACTACATAGGTTTTATGTTTTTCTGGACGCTTATACCAACGTATCTGTCCTTGACGTTCAATGGGTTCTCTCCCTTCTAGATCGATCAACGTAGTCGATGCAATTAATGTTTCATCAAATATCAAAAACTCACAGTCCATTTCACGCCTAAAACGTTCTTCACCTAACTGTGACCTTTGTTCAGCTGCCCACCGTTCGTCCCTTTCGGGATGTTCGTCCCAGCGACTTTGATAGGATTTAAAACCATTTACGCCAAGTTCGGTAGTATTTCCATAATCATCTATACACTTATTAGCACCCTTCCATAGTTCTGCAAATTTATCTTCATCTGAATTGGGTGTAGATGTTATAATTGCCTTACCACCTGTAGCCAAAGTAGGAGATATAGATGTCCAGAATTCTTTGGCAATCGTTGGTCGAACATAAGCAAATTCATCGGCATATAGTAAAGATATTGACATACCACGACCGGTAGTTTCTGTGGTAGTTTGACTTACTATACGCGATCCGTTGTCAAACTCTATACTGCCTTTGTTGTAACTAGTGGCGCCTGCACGAATATGGTCTGGACAAAATTCGTAGGCAAAGCGTACACGAGTCATAATTTCGTAAGCACCTTGATATTTGTGAGCAGCTACTAAAATTGTACTATCGGGTATAAACATTGCGTACCATAGTAGATAACCAGCAGCACTAGTCGTTTTTCCAGACTGTCTGGGCATGAGACTGATACTAAATCTGTAATTATGATAGGTATGAATTAAACGTTTTTGATATTCATAAGGCTGATAAACCATTCTTCCACGAGTAGGATGTTGGATGTAGAAAAAATTACTCATAAAGTATTCAGGCCCAGTCAATGAATCTGTACAGGCCACAAACTCACGAATTTGCTGTTCTGAAAAACTTTCAGCAGTGTGTGGTCTCTTAATGAGGGTATAATCTAGAGGCTTGCTCATAGCTATACTTAGCGGTTATTTTTTATCTACAGGTTTTTCGCCAGTAAGATATGGTCTCGAGAACCAAAGTTTCATCCATTCAGGAGTGCCGGGCTTGATGTTATGTTCTCGTTCTAACCGTTGTTTTTCCATACCAGTTTTGCTGATGTTTATGCCTGTCATTGATTCTACTCTTGGTCCTACACCAGCAAGACGCTGTAACTCTTGTAGATCCTGATCACTTAAGAAGGCATCGGGGACCTGCTCTTTTGGAACAAAGTCCCCGCTATTGAAACGGTACTGTTTCACTTATTTCTTTTCTTTAGACTTGCCTTTGTCGGCTAGAGCCTTTTTCATTGGCTCTTTGCGATCACCGTCTTTGTCCATGTCTAGAAAGTCTGGCTTAGAACCTTTTTTAGCTTCCGCCACACCTTGCTCTGGCAAATTGGGCTTGCGATGTTTTCCATGTGCATCTTTGATACTGCCTTTGAGGCTGGTGATTTGATCTCTTGACGGCAGACCTTTTCTCTTGCCAGCAAGATTGAGGCTGTGCTTGATGCCGCTACGACCAATGCCCTGACCCTTTTTCAATGGATCATTGTGGTCAAATTCACTGCCTACACCACCCATTCTACGCTTCTGACCTGGGTCATTTTCTGGCCGTTCTGGAAAATCGTATCCATAGCCAATATTGTCATAGTCATCACTATCACCGGGTTCTTGTGTATAGAGTTTGTCTTTATACTTTGGATCACGCCATTTGGCCGCTTCCGCCACACCTCGGCTGATTTTAAACTCAGCTAGAGCTTCAGTTAATTGCTTTTCTAGTGCAGCCAACTCTTGTGCTTCACGCATGTTCATTGGATTGTCACCACCGGAGACCTTAGGGAAGCTGTTTTTTGGACGATTCAAATCTGTGCCTTGGCTCATCTGCACTTCCATACCTTGTATCTCAGGTTCCGGAGTATTAACATAGGCTTCTTCCATCTCAGCTTCACGACCAGAAGTATGTGCGCCACCGATACCACTTAGTTTTAATAGCTGTGCTAGTTGTTCAGCTGCTTCGCCTTGTGCGGTTACTGTAAGACTTTTGCTACCTGTGCGAGTATCTGTGCTGGCATTAATATTCATGCCAGACTCTTGTTCCGACTGCCCGCCCATCATGGCCTGATCATAGCATTCTTCAAGATTTTTACTTTCGTCTTTCTTTTTGCTACGCTTCCAGCTGGTAGCATAAAGTACTTCCATACCTTTCTTTTTACCATACTGTTTGATAAATTTTTCTTTATTGCTCTTAATCCAATCCTCTTGACCAGGGGCAGCCTTTTCTTTTAATTCGGCTTCTGAGATTTCTTCTTTGTCCTCGTCTTCACTCTCGTCGAGATCGTCATCTGTGCTCTTTTCATCATTGGCATCTTTAGATTCTTTGACTTTATACTTTTTACCGTCAACTTCAAATTCTTCTTTTCCGGCGGCTTTGGCTTTGGCTAGCTCTCCGCTGAATTCGTTGCCTTCTTCAGTCTTTTCTTCGTCGACTTCTTTTTTACCTTCGGCAATTGCAGTTAGGCTCTTGAGCATATCACTGATATCTTCGCTGGCTTTTTTCTTGGCTTTCTTTTCAGCAGCCTTGGTGTCTGCATCCTTGCTGGTATCTTGCCCAGGAAGATCTTTTTTAGTATACTGTGTACCTTTATCAGTTTTTTTGGCTATATGACCTGTGCCGGTTTCGCGCTCTTTGCTGGACCCGTCGGACTTTTTATCCTTGCCGAAGTAGTAATCCATGTCCTCTTTACTGCCTTCGTTTAATTGCTGTCTGCCTCCCAAGGAGTCAATCTTTTGTAGTAATTGTTTAAAATCCATTTTATCTTCCTTTGGGGCTTGTAATTTTATTTTGAGTACTGCCTACTGGACTCTTGACTCCTTGTGGCATATTGATTTCTTTAGGAACTTCGCCTCGAGCAGCGAAATCAAGTTTGATACTCTGCAACTCTTTCAGCATACTATCAACACGTTTGTTTCCTACTAACGCCTGATGGTTTTCAGTCTCTAAGTCAGGATTTGTTAATACACTTCCATTCTTATCTTTTTTAGGAGCCGGTTGTGGTTCACGCATAGCTTCTTCGTTTTTGGTTCTAACCACAACGGTTTGACTGGGAATGTTTAATTTTTCAGCAACAATTTGTCTAATTTGGTTTGTAATGGTTGGATATTTTAATGTTACTTCAACTATAGCAACTTCGCAAGGCCCTTGATGAGGGAAATCTGCGTGTTCCTGAATTGGTAATCTACGTGGAGTACCAATTGATTCTACCACGTACATGGCCAATGAGCTTTCTAACTTTGACTTGGTCTCTGCTAGATCACAATTTGCTATACGAATTACAAATTCGTATTTCGGTCTAGTTTCCATTAAAAATTCGGTGAATGGTTTCATATTAAAGTCCTATATCTATATTTATAAATTACGAAGACTTTTTAGTTTCAAGGATTTGTTTTAACAAACTATTACGATCTAGTACAACTGCTTGTCCTTCTAACGGAGGCGATGTAGCACCGTCCCGATTGGCAGTTTGATCTAAACGCATCTTTTTTAATTGTAAATCAATCATTTTCAATTTTTTGTCAATTTTAGCTTGTTTGGCCGTAATAGCGTGTCCTAATAATACACCTGCTGTTTGTAGTATTTGGCCACTAAATCTGGCTTCTACGTTCATACCCAAATTCATTAAATCTTCAAATTTCTCTTTGGCCATATCACTGAGTTCGTCTAATTCCTGATCAGCAGTATCAAGATCGCGAACCTGAGGCAGTGCCTGATCTATACGATCTATGATCGCTGATGCAGATTCTAGTTCTTGTTCTCCGATGCGAAAAAGTTCGCTAGCATCAACAATTTCCGGAGCCGGCTCGTTTGATGCTACATCGGGTAGATTAAATAATGTTTCTAATTTACGTGTCATAGTAAGGTTATTTAGCGCCTACGAGCAGTGTTTTGGTAAATATCCTGTTCTGTCACTACTCGAAAACGCATACCATAATTTTTACAAAACTCTCTTGCAGCAGCCCATTTGGCCATGTTTAAAGCAACTGCTGCACGATCGCGTACACTGCGAGCGTTTTCCATACTGATTTCTTTTGTAGGCTTAACCTCTATAACTTCTGCGTGTTTTACACCACTTTTATCTATATAGACCATCATAAAGTCTGGCACATATATTGTATTTTTACCTGTAAATGGATTGCGATATGGTACCATAAATGGCTCACTAGCCCATTGTAATACATTGGGATTGTTATCACAAAAGATCATAAAAGTAAATTCCCAACTACTACGATAGAAAGGAGTTTTACGTCCTACGTACTTTTCTTTGTTTTTAACAATGTACGTACTTTGAGTATACTTACTCATTATCTCAACCAAATTCTATACTGTTGTATATTATTATATTCCACTGTGTTATCGGACTCATAATGATAGATAAAACGTCCATTGCTAATTTGATTGTCATATTGCCAAAAACTACCTGCAGACAAAGTAACAATTCCTACATATTGATCAGGCCATTCGGTATTGTTTAATCTGCCTTTGTACAGTCTAGCTAGATTTTTGGGACCAGGGTAACCATTTCCTGCACTTACCCCAAAACAGGCCGCATTTGGACCCGTGTCCATAACAAAATTATTTTCAAAAAAATTAGTTACTTCTGAATCTGTAGGTCTTTGTCCGACCCAGTTAGGAATAGGCCCGTCTATACCAGCCCAACCATCTTGACCATTTACACAATCAAATTTATAAAGTTGAACTCTTATACCACTAAATTTTATATTAGGTCCCAAATCCCATCTTATACCTTTTATAACACTATCTGATGCAGTAGTAACACTGTATGCTCCATTACCGGCATGAGCATAGCTTTTTAGTTTATCTAAGATAGCCGAGTTCCTGTAAGCACTCACCAAGGGATGATCAAACCTAATCCAACCACCCAAGGAACTTTGTGCTTCTGTACCATTCATGTCGCAATACACAGACATTGGTATATCATTACAACCTCTTATCCAGTAATTTCCGTTTACATTTGTACCTGTTAAATTTTTAATGTGTACGGCATTTGGTGCTGCTTTTTCCGGGGAGCTACCATCAAAATATTTTCCTGATTCAGGACGCACCGAACGTTTGATATATTTGTTTACACCAGGATCTCTGCGAGATCCTAAATAGCTAGATCCTAATCTATTAAGATTCAGAAACATGCTTACATAGGTAGCAACTTCGTTGCTTTGCATTCCTTGCATTTTTTGGATAATTTCTATGGGATTTACTCTTTGTGCTACACTGGTGTAAATTACCGCGCTAGCCATTATTTCTGCACTGGCTTTATTTTCTGTGATTTTTTCAAAGTGGCTTATTAGCACATCGTTTAAATCGGCGCTGATAGTAAAACCAGATTTAATATAATTATTAAAAAATATGCTGGCACTATCGTTTAAACGTGATGGTATAGTTATTTTTTTAAGATTAGCAGGATACGCCATACTCTATTAGGACCCTAATTTGTTTAACTGCCAATTATAGCCATCAAGCTCAGATTTAGAAACATTGATCTCATTCAATTTTCTCGCCACCGATAGCTGAGCCGCTGCATTCAGTTGCGAAGTTGTATTAATTTGTTCATTTAGATTAGCTATAACAGATTCTCTTTCGGCACTAGGCGGAGCACTTTGAGCTATACTCAATCTACTATTTAGATCGGTCAGTACCGAATCGGTGTTGGTTACTTGTGTTTGACTATTATCTAAGTCCATATATAAATTTTCGATTTCAGATCTTTTAACATCAATATTGTAATTTAAATCAATCTTGGCATTATTTTCATTGACTATTCCACCGGTGCTGGTCGGTCTTAATTCGTCTTGGTCATTTATAATTTGAAAATCAGCTTCTGCTATCTCGGGCCTAGGAGTTCCTGGATCAGAAGGAAACTGTGGATTGTAGTTACTCGGGGGATCACCATTACCTTGAGTAACTGGATTATAAACTGGATAATCGCCCTCGCCGATAGCATACGGAGCAAGATCAACTCCGGCTAGATCTGAAATACCCGACCTCACCGGAATTCCGGTATATTGATTGCTAATAAAAGCTTCGGTTGACGCCAGATTAGGAATGTTATATCCATTGTTACTTGTGGGCCTCATTGCTGAGCTTACGATGTTTTGAATTGTACCAGAAACTATTGTTCCTGCGACATTTGTTATTTCGCCTAAGACCTGTTTTTTAATATTCATTCCTCTGAGAGTATTGGCTGTGCGTGCCGTTTTAAAAATTGCACTCAAATAATTTTGATTTTCTAAATCTCTTAGTATATCAGATCCGCTATCCAACAGACCATTTGGACCAAAAATACTACGACTGCTGCCTGTAGCACGCAACGGACTAGGCGTTCTATCATAATATAGTGTTGCAAAACCAGACGGATTTCCTTCGCTAGTTCTTCCATTGCTATAAAGAACATGTTCATATTCAATGACCATTTCATGTGTCATTGTACCTTCGGGACCGTTTTGATGTTGGCCATGCCTAAACGACTTTATAACAGGGTTAATTAAAATATATTCGGTAAATTTTTTCTGATGTAGACTGTATATTCTAATACTTCTTAGATAATGAGTATGGCTTTCTTGTCTGCGTGTAAATCCAAAATTACCCGAATCTTGCGGTTCAAATTTATGATCTTCTCTATAATTTGACATGCCATGATCACTATCTCTAAAATAATACCTGTAGTAATCATACCAAAAATTACGTACAATGTTGGCATTGTCGTCATGGAATACGATAGTTATTGGATCAAATCTTATTTTACTCTGAACAACATTGGGTCTATTATAACTGTTATAAACTTTTGTCTCGACACTATATCGAGGCAGATCAGAATTTTTGACCATTAATCCTAGTTCAGTCAATGCCAACGTTTCTGCTACTGATCCAGTAGCCAAACTAGGATCTATGTCAAAAAATACATGGAATAAAAAAGTATTCTTAGGATTTAATCTAAAATGGTTACCAATGAAGATTTTGCTTGCATGAGCATAATCCCTTAGATTTTCTGCTGCTACACTATTTAGAAATGATCTAGCAGTAAATTTAGCAATGTCCCTGAAAATATCGGCCATTTAAGTATCCTATTTTTAATATTTATCAAAGAAAAAGGGACCCTAAAGTCCCTTTTCAAATTAATATTAATTTGTTTAAGTAGTAATTTTAAAACCAGGCTTTCGAGGAATCAGGGCACCAACACCAACAGTTCCATCTGTTTGCACAGCATTATCAAAACGTATTGCTAATTGGATTGTAACAGGATCATTATTGGCATAGTTTAATTCTTGGTAATTGGCTTCTTTAATATATGCACCATATAAAGTCCATGTCTCAAGAATTCCCACATCTTGTTGTCCATTGCCACCATCTAAAATTTCACACTTTAGTTGAAATTTGTAGTCACCGCCTGCTGCTGCACTAGCTTGTTCCATAAAGTCAAATTGTTTTTGCAGTTGTTCACCGATTAAACGAGTGACATTACCTCTTGAGTCATCTCGTATTGTACAGCTAACATCACCCCACGTATGCTTGCCTGCAATTCTCACAACACTGTTATAAACATGAACATCTGTATCGGCGAATGAAACCTGAGGACGATTAAAACTTACAACTTGTTTAGTTAACTCAATCGTATCAGGACTAGCACCGATACCAATAAAACTAACTCGGAAACGATATTGTAATTTGGGCATCAGCAAACCTTGATAACCATTGGTTTGGTTAGTTGCTAATGGTACTGTAAATTTATTTAGAGAGGCTAATGCCATTGTAATCTCCTAAGTCTCTTTCTAATATTTATCTTTTATTATCCGAATTTTTTCACCCCGGTAACAGGGTCTCCCCTGTTACTGTTAGGCTGTTTCAGCTGTATTAGCTCCCCCGGCTATAGTGCCCGGATTCTTTAAACGAATCGGAATGTAGATAAATTCTACTGCACGAACCGGTTCTACTGCAACATCAACATACAACTCGTTTCTTGCGATACGATCGCTGGTGTTATTAGTTTCATCACAAACAACAATATAATCATATACACCACGCTTGGCAACTAGATCGCTTAAAATTCCCTCTACAGCAGCCTTGACTTGATCACGAGTAATCTTATCATTAGGTTCAAACATAAACTGGTTACCAATACCTACAAAAATTGAACGTAAGTAGTTAACAAGTCTTGCCACATTAACTCTGTCCATTGATGTGGTGCTAGCTGCACGAGTCTTTTGACCATATGCTACTATGCCTGTTGTTGGTAACAATGTGATAGGATTCATACGATTTTCATACAAAGTATCACGTAGATTGTTGTTCAAACTTGTTCTTACAAACAATCCTGTTCTAGAGTTCACATAACCAATAGCGTTAGCATTATCAATTAAACCTCTACGAGTTCCTGCTGGTGCAAACCATTGATAAGCAACTTGATCATTGTACATGTAAGTACGTAACATCATGTGGCTTGGTGGCACTGCGATTTCGTTTCCGTTAAGATCATTTGTTAATGCGCTCGGATAATATACTGCCAAATACGGATTACTATTTGCCAGATAATTGTTACTATAATCAATAAAATCTGCACTATTAGGTCTCAATGAGAATGAAGTATCTCCAATTATAAATCCTGTATTAGCACGATCATTGTTTAATGCTATCAAGTTCGGAATCAATTCAGGATAACCAGGAGCAGCCAATAGATTATAATTGTAAACATCTTCACGTAAGAAAGTGCTTGAATCAACCGCTGCCTTCATAGCTTTTACAACTTCATTGCGTTGAGCACGTGGGCCCATATATGGTCGACCAAATTCATTGTAAGCTATAGTGCTAACCCAGGTATTACGCATTGTTGGTAATGTTTGTCCCGGATAGGCATCCGCATTGAAATAGTTAAGTACAAATTTCTTAACTGTAAATCCACTGCGTCGTGTATTAAACAGTAACGTTCCACGTGCATACAATTTAGGATTTGGTGCATCCAAGTCAACCCTGTCGTTCGACAACATGGTCTTTGTGCTAACTAAAGACCCTTTGATTGGATCAATAGTTCCTGTTGTGTCCCAACGAGCATCGGCGAATAATATACCATTTTGACTTACTCTATCTGAGTTATCAATTAATACCCATAATCTATTTGCAGCGTTATAGCGATATAATTTTGGATAATTAACCAAATCACTGGTATCTAGCCAAAGTTCGCCGTCTTTGAGATCTGTTACACCATCACTTTGGAATTTAGGCTCACTGGCAGTAACAAATACTCCATTGGCATTGGTCATGGATAAATTATACCCTCGAGCATCTGAACTTACATTGCGATATCCTCTCCATGCTGGTAACCCAGTCACTGGATGTAGATCATTTATCATTATATCAACTTCAGTTGCATCATCATAATACCAATAAGCACCGTCTGCTGGTGTAGCATATGGCTCTGTGCTGCTATACTGATAAGCTACTGCGCTAAAATTACTCAATACTACAGCATTTTGAGCGGCCGTTGCATTAACTAATCCTAATGTCGCACCAATTGTTCCGGTAACTCCTGTTGAAGGATTAATAAAACCTGCATCATTTATAGCAGAACCTGTTCCTGGATTCAAGGCAATTATTCCACCCGTTCTATGAACCAATGTTATAGTGCCAGACGATTCAACTAAAGCTGTTAGATTTGGAATATTAGCTGCTGTGACCGCTGCGACAAAAGCTGCCGCATTGGTTCCTCCCACTGAAATAATAGGACTGGTTGCAAGCACATCACTACCCGGTTGACTTGTTTGGATAGTAAAGGTATGTACGGCATTAAATGTAGGATTCGCAACTGTACCGGTTATTCTAGTCTCACCACGTAAACGTTGAGTAAAAATCTTATACCCTGCATGATTGGTAGCATCTGGTCTTGGGTTAGCTCTTACAAAAATACTACCTGCTGCAAGGTTCATTCCACTTCCGGCGCTATCGAGACCATTAATAGCTAAAATACCATCATTGTAAATCGGAGCACTAAGTGTGTTCCAAACTCTTGTAAACGAGTTATATCTTTTATAAACAAAGTTTGCTCCACCACCTTCTATGCTAGTTTTTAACCAAATACTGCCATCTGGCCTTCTAGTACTAGCATTTTTTCTCCAAGTAGGAGCAGTGTTAAAGTTACCACTATGCACAGCAGCTCTACGGAAAGTAACTGCACTAGATTGCCAATAATCTGTTGATGCATCTGTCCAAGTCCATGTTATGCCTAAACTTGTTTCTGTTACAGTTGTACCAAAAGCTGATAAGTTGGCGGGAGCGGCAGGTGGTTCTGGGAAAATACCTATTTTACTTAAAACATTTTGCGGACCGTCAGTCAACACAATAGTACCAACTGCGGCTGTAACATTAAATTCTATGTAATTGTTTACGCTAGATACAGTTACCCCACTGACATTAGCCAAAACTAAGGCATTTCCAAAATTAGCGACAAAGTCGCTGTAACTGTTAATGGTAGCTGTTGATGTTACAACATTACCATTTACAGTAAATTGTGTTCCTAAAGCAATAGGAGTTGATGTTACACCACTGGCTGTTTCTGTTTTGCTGCCTGTGGCAGCGGCGATGTCATTGGCCCAAGTTGATGTTCCTAATCCGGTCCAGGTATTATCGCGCAATTTTTTATAAAATAAAATATTATCCGATCCTAATACTACTGCATAGTCACCTATGCTACCAACACTACTGACCGGTACTGGTGGATTAGCGTTATTGACTAATGTAGCACCATAGGCATCTTGTGTATCAATAATTAATGGCTTTTTTTCCACGAACGGAACGCCCGGAACAGCTACAGTGTTTGTAAATTCAAATAATCCCCATTTAGTTAAACTTGTATCTAACCAATTTGAATTATTTACAATAGCGCCCACAGGACGAATACTACTACCGATCAAGGCATTAAGATCAACATCGGCACGTACCACCCAGGCACGATTGCCTAGACCTAATGCGCTATATGCTGCCATTAAACCATATTCATTTAACTCATCGCCGTGTAACGGTGTATCTGCTGCGCTACGACGGAATACAGGCACTCCGAATGTAGATGCTAGCTCACGTTGACTGCTGATACCATATACTCTACCAGCATTAGCCTTAATAGTTCCCGGAGCAATAACTCCATTTATGGTTTTGTTTTCGTTAGTAGCAATCACTACCATTGGTATGGTTGCAAGTGCTGATGGTAAATATTGACTCTCGTCAATGATTGTAATTTCTACTCCTGGTGATACTAGAGCCATGATCTCTTCCTTATAATAGTAGGTGTCTAAACTACCGTTAAAGTTATTTATTTTATGGACCCAAAAATCACCAGATTGACTGGTCCTTTACTGGTCCTTTAAAATAAATATTAGTATGGAAAGAAATCAATGTCCGCAGTGCCAAAAACGTCTTGTGGCGATAAATTACTATAGAAACAATCGAACGCATTATCGTAGCTTATGCACTCCCTGTATACACAAAAACAAACAAAAACAGGTTAAGGTACCATCGTGGGTACGATCGGGCTATAAGAAGGCCCTTAAATGTGATCGTTGCGGATTTAAATTTAAACTAGCTGACCAAAGCTCAGTTTATTACGTGGATGGCAACATTGATAATAATAATTGGCTTAACTTAAAAACAATTTGTGCTAACTGTCGAATCGAAGTAGCTAAATCTCGTTGGCGCCCATCTAATCTTACAGCAGATTTTTGATCTGAGAATATAATTGCTCTATAGTGCCGTTGTTATCTATAACTAAATCAAATTTAGTGGTTACCCAACTATACTCACTTGGGTGTACACTAGGCCAATAAGTCTTCATTGTATCTACGCCATCTAGGGCATCTTCATACCATTTGGGTTTTGGACCTCTTTCTACACAGACTAAAAGTCCTTGGTTCGATCTTATTGCTTTTACTTCGTTTGGAAATCTAACATCGCTTATAACAATGTTGTCACTACTTTGTCGTAGTTTATTCTCTAAACTAGCTACCCAAATTTCATCATGAAAATAATTCCTACAAACATCAGTTCCCCAGTATTGTAGAATCCATCTGGGAGTTAAGCCGGGAATACACAATCGTTGAGCCCACCATTGGTCAACTTGCTCACGCCATTCTCTGCTTTGGCGTGTTCTACCTTCTAGCATAGTTCTATCCCAACCAAAAACTGCTGCCACAGCATCTTTTAGAGTGCTTGCAAAACTTTCACGTCGAAATTCGTGATAATTTACTAGATAATCTGCTACGGTATCTTTGCCTGAGCCTATAAGTCCAGATATTCCAATAATTTTAGCCATGTAAACAGTATAAAGGCGCAGACAGTGTCTGTCAACCTAAACACCATATTTGTTTTTCTTTATTTTACCAACTGGACTTACTCTGTTAACACTATCTGGTTCTAAGCTGCGATGATCTTTAACTACTTGATCTACATTTGTATTAACTACATCAAAAGCCTGATGTAACATCCTATGCTCTAGTTCTGTAAAAGGCACTGCAACATTATTGGTATGAAACCACGTACGATCATCTATGTCTAATTTTTTATCAGTTCCGTCGGCCATTGCAGAGGCCATGCCAACTCTATAAAAATTATAGGTACCATTGGTATGATAACCATCTCCAAATGCATGAGTTCTGTGCATGGCATTGGCTATGCTTTTTTTTAACTTACCTTTTTTACCCGGTTTACCTTCTATTACAAATTCATCTGCTCTCATTATCCTATCACCCAAGTCAATGGCACACTACCGTCTATGTAAGTCTTGAGATCTTCCTCAAGTTTTTGCATTTCTTCTTTACTTTCTGCAATTAACGCAGTTCCATTTAACTGCGTACCGCCTTGCGGGCCAGCTAGACTAGCAAATTTGCTACGAGCCTCACCTAAAATTCCCTTAGCAAAACTGTATGCGTAATCCTGAATCCATGGATATATCATATGATCATTTAACAACATAATATCTGGCTTGTAATTATATGTGTGGAGTAGAACAACTTCTGCCGGTTCATCTGAAACCGGACTGTATACTTCAGTTTTCCTTAAACCAAACAAACTTATTGTTGTATCTGCCAGTTGATTTGTAGCAATAATCGTAAATGTATTAGTAGCAACATTAGCAGTGGCTATAGTATAGCTACCGTTGTAACCAGTAACCGGACAATTTCTTATAGTTACACTATCCCCTACACCGACTTTCCATTCATCTTGTGTTACTAATGTAATTACACTACCAATAGCGGTCCCATTGGCTGACATACTTTGCAATCTTATATACTTTTTGCCTGTTTCAGGGATCTTTCTAACTAAAGTAAGTTTTCGTGTAGCAGGATTAAACGTAAAATTAATGTGCCCACCGAACATTTTCATGGCTTGTTCCTGATACTGCACAAACATTTCATAGTTAGCCAGACCACCTACTCTACCAGCTACTAACATATAGGTGTTTAAATAACCAGAAGCAAAAGGTTCAAACTGACTAGCAGTTGTACCTGTAACAGATCCTATACCACGGCGGAACACTTGCCTAACTTGCGTAATTTCTCTAGGCAAAATGTATTCTTGTGTTTCTGGCAATAGCTCTAAAAAGCAATAACTTTCTTCTACACTATTATTGGCTCGCTGTCTGTATTTAATTAGAGCTTGACGTATGGCTAATTCGTAATGATCTTTATCCAACTCAACATCAACTAAACCATCTGCCAGTCTAAGACGAATATAGTCAATTATATCATTTTGTTTTGACACTAAAGAACTGTCAACTTGCGAATCTTCAAATTTAATAGGCCCAGGACCGCCTAAGCTCTGGGCTGCTATTGAACCTCTTGAATTTAGTCCTGGTTTAATTATTGGCATTATATGGATCCTGTGATATTGTATTTACCGCAGGACCCCGAAGTTCATCCAACTCTTAGTAAGATGGTTTCCTCGTTTAATCTACCATTAAGTACTACTTCAACCGCCTTAATATCTTTTAAGAAACTACGTAATGCAACCTTACCTGCTTTAGCAAAGTCTTTTAATTGTTCCTCAGGCTTTCTTAGCGTCTTAGCCACACTTTTTACTTCATCGTAGCCAACAATACTTGTACCTTTTATACCAAGTTGTCCCATGGCCTCTGCAACATAGCGTCCTAGCTTTCTAGTACGGGTGTTATAGATCCAAAGCTCTTGACTACCTATAATATCAACTGGGTTAATACTTACTAATCTAAGTTTAGCGTCCGATTTATTATACTTTAGTTTAGATACAACCTTTTCTTTACTAGGAGCCTTACGTACTCGAGCTTTTTTAACTGCTTTTTTAACACCACGATATTCTTGTATGGCGGCAAGTAAGTCAGCAACAAACCTGCCAATTCTAGAAAAGTCTGTTTTTTTGTAATGCTTATAAGCCTCGGTGAGCTGTACGTCCTTGCGCCCTTGTGCCTCAGCTAATTCTAGTACACGATTTTCGTAGACCTGTGCAATTTTGTTAAGTTGACTCTGTGGTACATTGTTTTTAGTAAGAAAATCATAGGGACGAAAGTCAACAGTTTGACCTTTAATAACTTGGTCATAATGGCCTTCTATTTCTCCTATTAGTTCGCTGGTCTTTTCTTGTAAACGATCTTGTATTGTTACTTTACGCTCTACTACTTTACCAGCAGACAGCACAGCAGGTTCACCTGTATCGCCACTGTTAGCGGCCAAACGTAAACTATATTCAACTTGGTCATGTATATACTTGACATGCTTGTCTTTCAACGGCATACCTTTTCTATGAGCCATTATTAGGCTACAAGGAGTCATTATAATGTATCTGTCACCGATTCTTTCAAATCGGTTGATGGTATCTTTATCAAACTTACTATTACGTCTAAGCCAGTCAACTAGATATTTTCTGGTGTCTTTGGTGCTGTAATGATAATTGTAATACTGAAAACTTTTACGTAGATGATGGTCAAAAGCATCATCGTCGAATTCAAGTGCTCGCTCAGTGTCCCAATTTGGCTCGGGCCCTGTGGCTTTTTCGTCGGCTGCTAGAAGTCTGGCACTAGGTTCTTTTTTCCTAGGTACTTTAATTCCCTTAATTATAGCCATTTGCTACTCCTAAATTGACAATAATGCAATTGTAACATATTGATCAAGGCTTGTCACTGATTCTTCGAACTTGTTGCGTAGATCCAACAAATGTCTACTAGGACGTCCTGTACGCATAAAATTGACATTTTCCTTACTAATTTCTCTAAAAATGTTGTCGCAATTACGCAACATTCGTTTGAGATCTCGCTTGACTGACCAATTGTCGATTTTAATTATTCTGCTATCAAGTTCTTTGTATATTTGCAGTGTTTCTTCGTACATGGCATTATTATATATCCTTTTTGTTGTCCCATCAACCTTAATTTACCATAAATAACTTATACTAATAAGGATGAGTTGTGCCCAGATTAAGTCTTTGGAAAGATGGTGTTCGCGGTCGAGACTACCAATTTATAGACAGAAGAATTTCCGAAATGTTTACTATTTCGGGCACCGGCGTTCTAGTACACAAATACCTAGGACCCATTGATCAAGGTCAAAGTGACGATGTTACCCGTCCATCATATACCAATGACAGCGAAAGAAATATACAAGATTTACTATTTTTAGAAAATAGAGATAGAAAATACGACACCGATGTATATAAATTACGAGGAATTTATCAAGTCACCGACAATGCTTTTGATCTTACACAGTTTGGATTGTTTTTGCAGACAGGTACACTTTTTATTACCTTTCATATCAACGACATGATCACTATTTTAGGTCGTAGGATTATGAATGGTGACGTTCTGGAATTGGAACATCTAATAGATTATGATACTCTTGATCCAGATTTACCTATAGCTTTAAAAAGATTTTTTGTAGTTTCTGACTGTACAAGGGCGGCCGAAGGATACAGCCCAACTTGGTGGCCGCATTTATGGCGTTGCAAGATCAATCCATTAGTTGACAGTCAAGAATATAAAGACATATTAGATAATTTAATTACCGTAGACACGCCCGAAGGTATTCCTGAAGAATCAACTGAATCTCTGCGAGATATATTAAGTACCTATAATCAATTGAACGATATAAACGATATTATTGTGGAACAGGCGGAGGTGGAGATTCCAACCAGTGGTTATAGTGTAAATGAATTTTATCATAAACCAACCGAAGAGGACGAAACTCCAAATTATAAAGTTAATGCATATCTAAGTGGTACAGGTGTTCCTCCCAATGGCATAATTGCTACGAGTGGTATCGCCTTTCCGTCTAATCCTGACGTTGGCGACTATTGCCTTAGATTAGACTACAAACCAAACAGACTTTTTAGATATAATGGAACAAGATGGATAAAGATCGAAGATGCCGTGAGAACCAATATTACTAATAATAGTGTAGATAATAAAACTCTACGTAATAGTTTCCTTACTAATAGTACCACCTTTGTTGACAGACGTGGTAATACTCAACCAGAAAAACAAAGCCTACATGATTTATTAAAACCTAAAGTCGATTAATAATGAGTACATTTTTTTATTCAGGTCAAGTACGTAGATTTTTACAACAATTTATAAGATTAGTCAGTAATTTTGAAGTACAGCTTGGCAAAAACCGTCAAGGTGTTAGTACATTGTTAAAGGTACCAGTCTATTACGGAGATAGTACCAGACAGGTAGCTAGCATACTTAATCTAAACAGTGAAAATAAATTGCATTCGGTACCAGCAATGACTGTTACCATAAACCAAATCAAATATGATAGGTCTAGAGTGCAGGAACCTTATCATGTAAGTAAAGTACAGGTAAGACAAAGAGCCTATGACCCAGATACCGGAGACTTTACACAATATCAAGGAGATATGTTTACTGTAGAGAGACTAATGCCTGTGCCTTACATGTTGACCCTAAAACTTGATGTATGGACAAGTAATACAGAACAAAAGTTACAATTATTTGAACAAATCAGTGTATTGTTTAATCCAAGTTTGGAAGTACAAAACAGTGACAGTTATGTTGATTGGACAAGTCTTAGCTATATTACTCTCACAGAGATAAATTGGACCAGCAGAAATATTCCAATGGGTGCCGAAGATGTCATTGATGTAATGACTTATAACTTTGAGTTACCAATTTGGATTAGTGCCCCGGCCAAAGTTAAGAAGATGGGCGTTATACAAAAAATTATTGCCAGTATCTACGATCCAAACGACCCTATTGAAAATGGTGCAGACACATTTGATATAGAAGCTAGTATATTAACTGGTAGACGAATTTTTACTCCGTTGAATTCAAGTATATTATGGATAGGTAATTACCTAAAACTGTACTTGTCAGATAATCAAGTTCAATTTAGAGACACTATAGATCCCAAATTAGAGGTAGGAAATTGGTTTGTAGCAGTCAGACACTACGGTGAACTGGCAAATTATCCGCCCGATGCTGATTTATTAGTCAATGGAATAACACAAATTCGTATAGAAACTGATAGTGGTACAGTAGTAGGAACTGTGGCCTACCATCCCACCGACGAAAGTTTATTGATCTTCAATGTCGACGCAGATACTTTACCTGTCAACACTTTGGATCCTGTCAATGCTATAATTGATCCATTTAATCTTACAATAACAGCAAATTTAGAATCTCCTTCAACAGGAGATAGATATCTTATACTTAATCCAATCGGTCATCCCGACAATGATGATGCAGATCCAACCGACATAGATGGTCCTGAATTTTGGAATAGAGCAGGTCAGACACAATTAATTGCCCGTGCCAGTGACATAATTGAATGGGATGGTGTCAAATGGTTTGTAGCCTTTGACAGTGCTGGCACCATCAGTATACAATATGTAACTAATTTAACTACAAGCATTCAATATAAATGGAAAGACTATCAATGGACCAAAAGCGTAGAAGGCCTTTATGGCGTAGGGACATGGAGCCTCGTAATATAACACAGGGCGTAGGCGCATTAATCTATGCTAAAGATACTAAACGTTATTTGTTTCTGTTGCGTCAAGGGAGAAGTTGGTCCATGACCTGGGCCTTACCGGGCGGACGTGCGGAAGTCAATGAACGCATGGATAAGGCCTTGGCTCGTGAGATACAGGAAGAATTGGGAGGTACTATACCCGATGCTGAACTTATTTTAATAGAAAGATTTGTCAGTACCAATGGTAAATTTGTTTATTATACTTACTTTATTTCAGTTGATTATGAATTTGTACCAGTGCTCAATCACGAACACATAGGCTATGCTTGGTTGCCAATTGAACATGCCCCAAAACCCTTGCACCCGGGATTAGCAAGAAGTTTTGCAAGTCGATCAGTGACTAGTAAGCTCAACAGTGTTTGTGCAAAATAATTATTTTAGTCTGAATTGTGAGGTTGGCGATGTGAAGTTGCTGGTGTAGCGAGCGTAGCCTCGGGTGATGCGGAGGTCTTGCATGTATCCTTGAAAAGTTTCTGCTCCGGAGGCACTGTGTGTTCCATCTTTACCCACATACCAGCCCACCTGTGAACTGATATCTGCTGTAAAACTTGTACTTGATCCAATTTGTGACCCATTTAAATATATTTTTAATGTGCCAGATGATCTTACATAAGCAACGTGCTGCCAAACATTTATAGTAGGTTGCACAGCAGAATTAAGTATAGCAGTTGAATATGTGTGTAAATAAATTCCATTGGAATTAGACCATAAACATCCCAATGTGGTATTAGCGGTATTATCTGTTCTATTTGATACAATTGCTATGCCATTTGTAGTTGAGATTTTTGTTGGATAAATCCAAACCTCAATGGTAAAATCTCCAGTACCAAATGGTACTAAAGGTGTATTTGGAGAAAATAGATAATCCCCCGTCCCATCAAACGCCATACTGCTACCACCCCACCGGCTCTGCGCCGTACTTATCTTGGCATCCCCCACCGTCTCCAGATCATTCCGGCTGGTGGCATCGTAGATACCGCCGTTGGTGAAGTTGAGTAGGAGGCTGGTATTGGCAATGTTGGTGACGGGTGCTGTGGGAGGAGTGAAGTTGGAGGTATAAACAGTAA